GCAATCATTGAGACATATTTTCGAAAATGTTTCATAGACATCAATGTTTTCTTATGGTGATGATAATGTTTTAAATATTAGCGAAGATGTTTTAGATTTATTTAATCAACAAACTATCAGTGATATAATGAAAGAAATGAAACATGAATATACGGATGAAGCTAAAAGTGGTCATATTGTGAAATCACGTACTTTGGAAGAAATTAATTTTTTAAAACGTGGTTTCAGAAAAAGTTCAGAATTACAAAGAACAGTGGCTCCTTTAAAAATAGAAGTTATTTATGAAATGTTAAATTGGACTCGCAATACAATAGATCCTGATGTTATCTTAATGACAAATATTGATACAGCATTTCGCGAAATTGTTTTACATGGACGAAATGAATATTATAAATTATACAAGGGAATCATGAGGTTGGTAGATGATTTGCCTGAAGTACCACAAATACTAACATATGAACAGTATCTGATGGATGTGGAAACATTGTCAGATGAGCTGTATCAATTTTAAGGCTAAGATGTGATCTTGCCTTCCTATACAAATATTTGAGGTTAATTAAAAGGAAGGTAATGCTATTTTAGTAACTAGGTTACTTATTTAAGTTTACGGCCCAGGATACCTAGTGGCAGCCCCACAACATCCAGGGTACCCTCAATGCGACTTTATAGATTAGGTAGTCTTTAAGTCTAAGAAATTTACCTGCTAACTTTCAAAATTCAAATGATATTATCGAGGATCGTCAGCTTAGTTCCGAGCAAAGAGAAATTGTTCATTTTTCTAGTGAAGGAGTTACCCCGTCGACTTCTGCTGTTCCTGACATCGTTAACTTGTCAACTTCTTATTTAGATATGACAACTCGCGAAGACAGAATACACACCGTTAAGGACTTTTTGTCTCGACCTATTATTATACATACTGGTACTTGGGCTACGTCTGTAGTACCTGAAGGTGCTGGTTCACAATTGTATACTACAAATTTTCCAGAAGCATTAATAGCTAATACTATGTATCAAGAAAAATTGACAGGTTTTGTTGGTTTACGTGCAACTTTAGTAGTTAAAGTCCAAGTCAATTCACAACCCTTCCAGCAAGGTCGTTTGATGTTACAATATTTCCCTTATGCACAATATATGCCAGGTAGAGTAGCTTTNGTTAATTCAACACTTCAAGGAAGATCTGGTTGTCCACGAACTGATTTAGATTTAAGTGTTGGGACCGAAATAGAAATGCGAATTCCTTAT